ATTAAAAACAAATCCAGATAGTAGAAGATTGATGGTGTCCGCTTGGAATGTAGGTGAGTTAGAACATATGGTTCTCCCACCTTGTCATTATGGATTTCAAGTTTACACAAGAGAATTGACAGGTGATGAGAGATGGGACTTATTAAAAAAGAAAGTCGGGGAAGAAAAGTTTCAATTAATGGTTGATGATATTGTTCCATTTGGTGGAGGATTAAGTGAGGAGTTAAGAGTATATAACATTCCAAAGAGAGCAATCTCTTTAATGTGGAATCAACGTTCAGTTGATACATTCTTAGGTTTACCGTTCAACATCGCATCATATGGTTTATTACTTATGATGATTGCTGATGAGATGAATATGATTCCTGATGAATTAATTGGAAATTTAGGTGATGTTCATTTGTATCTTAACCACATTGAACAAGCGAAAGAACAAATAAACAGAGAACCATTTAATTTACCAACCGTACACGTTAGGGATGGTATATTTTCATTTGGTAATCAAGATGTGATATTAGAGAACTATCAATCACATCCACCAATAAAAGCTCCATTATCTAATTAATAATGTATACCGTTATTAAAACTAAAGATAAAGGATTTGGGGTGTTTGTTAATAATGACATACCAAAAAATACTAAAATAGGTGAGTACATAACCAATTATGAAAATAAAATTGGTAGAAAACTACCTAATGGTTATTGGGAAGAAGAATTGGGTAGGTTTTGTAACCACAGTAGTGAACCAAATTGTGAGATAAGGTTAACTAATAATATTTTTTATTTATATTCTATCTGTGACATTGAAAAGGGTGACGAGTTAGTTACAAACTATTCTGTAATTGAGAAGTTATTAAATGTCGAAGAAGGTAGATTTATGGATAATTTTATAAACGGACCGAAATTAAAAAACTTTGGTCACTTAAAAATGTTAGATATGAACGATAAAGAAAAAATTGTTAAAGAGATTTTAGAATTAAAATCAAAGAAAGTTATTACACCAAAAGAAAAATTAAGGATACAACTTTTGCAACAAGAGTTGGGGAGGTTTGATAATGAGAAATAAATCCAAAAAAATATATAAGGAGTGGAAGGATGCCACCTGGATTGAAATCTGGGAAGGTGTTAGAGATAACTTTACCTTTGGGTTTATCGGTGCAACCTTAGTTGTGTTTATCGCAACAAGGACAGATATTGCAGTTTTATTAGGTTACATCATTTATTACTTTTTTATGGGTCGAATCGTTAACCGACCAAAATACATTACAGATCTTGGGAAGATGATAGTATTTCCAATTCCGTCTGCGCTTGGTGCGTTTACAGGTTACAAACTATCGTACATTTTATTAGGATTATTATGAGAATTTTATTTTTAACAATTTTGACCCTGTCGGTATTAACCGCATCAGGGCAAACGGCCGTCGATAAATTTGACGAAGGGGTTTTTACCCAGGACACCACACTAAATAAATTTATTTTAAAATGGTTAGGTAAACCATATAAATTGGGTGGTAAAACAGAAAGAGGGATTGATTGTTCCCAATTTAACAAAAGATTATATCAAGACGTTTATTCAAAACAACTTGAGAACGTTTGTTATAAACAATGGAATCAAACAGGTAGAATTAGAAGGGATAGTTTACAAGTTGGGGACCTATTGTTTTTTAGGAGTAAACAATCCCCGAGCGGATGGCATTGTGGAACATATATAGGCAACACCTATTTTGTTCACGCGGCTAATAGATACGAGGGTGTAAAAATTAGCTCAATAAATGAACCTAGATATTTTAAATCATTTAGGGGTGGAGGTCGTTTAAATTAACGACCTTGACCTCTGTATCTCTTTGGTTTTTGGGCTTTTGGACCGTAAGATTTCTTAAATTTACCTTTACCTTTTTTACCAAAAGAAACCTTTTGAGATGTCGATGAACCTTTTGCTTTCGCCATAATATATTTTTTTATATAAATACGTATATTCTAACTTTTTTTACTATATTTGTGCCCTAAACTTGGAGAGATGGAAGATATTTTAACAGAAAGATTTCAGTATGCAACAATAACCCCATTTAAGGATTATTGTAGATTAGACGAGAAAAAGGAATTATCTAGATCGATGAATGACGATTTAGATAGTTTGGACTTTGATTGGGATACACCAAAAACAAAAATTAACCAATTACTCAACACTTTAAAACCTGTTGGTAAGATAGTTTCTTTACCTGAAAAGAAGAAAAAGAAAATATTTTACGCAGCAACAACTGAATCGGTGCAAGAAAACTTTCGATTGACTTATTATGTAAAGAAAAATAAGTTAGGTGATTGTTCGTTTCAAACAACAAAAGACAGACATATTAAGAGTCACTACGGTAGACCCCTATCAGAAATAACTGTAACCACAATCGAGAGATCAATCAGAAGACACGGAGATAAAGTTACAATTAAACTTTATCGTCAAGATAAACATAGAGGATATAACTGTATCTACTTTAAGAAAAGTTATATGGTTCAATCAGTAACTTTTAATTTAGTCACGGGTAATTTTACAACCCTAACTAAAACCAGTAGAGGTAAACAAAGTTCACAAGTATTCAGAACAAACGCATTTCAATCGTTACATAATTTAATTCAGAACACATCATTCCTAACGATTAAAACAAAAGGAATAAATTCATATTCAAGATTATATAATGATTATCAAAATAATTTTGACGATACATTGTTTACACGTAAAATCCAGGAATCTTTAGAAGTTGAGTTGGGGTGTGTTTCTTACGCATCAAATCAAGAAAATTTTATTAACGATGTGATGAACGCTTTCGTTAAAAAGAAAAAGATTAAAGTACCCAACGGTCATTACGATTACCTTTTAACAAAATTATACCCAACTGAGAAGTTCTTAAAGAAGAATGAAAGGAAATTGGTTGCATCCGTTTTAGATATGTTAGGTATTAAAACTAAAGCAACTATTAAAATTTTACACGAGTATCCTAACATCGACATTTACGGTTTGTGTAAGTTTATCCATTATTTTGATAGCGACTATGCAAAGTACATCGGAAACATAAACCCAATGGTATTTGAAAAGTCGACCCGTAAATTTGGGATAAGAGATTATAATGATATCGGAGTTAAATCGGTAATGGTGAGGGAAAAGAATAAGGTGTATGGTTTAAAAGATGTTGAAAAGGAAAATCTTATAAGGATAGTTAATTCGTTTAACTATATGGATTCAAATAGTGTACTATCAGAACGATTTATTCAATTAGTTGATGACCATATAAGAATGATTGAGAGGATTAGAGAATACGATCCATCTATCTATTTGAAATCTAAAACTATGGATGAGTTCAACACTGAACACAGGGAACTAACCAAAATGATGGGAGCAATTAAAAAGGGATGGGTGATTGAATATCAATTCGATGAGAAGGTTTTGGAAGATTTAGAGAAACCATTAGAGTGTTTGGAGAATGATACATCATTACACACCTTATACCCATATGTTCTAAAGAGGGAAGAGGATTATATTGAAGAAGGTGCGTTTATGCATCACTGTGTTGCCACATATTCAGACAAGGATAAATCAATTATAGTGTCGTTAAGAAATCAAAGTGGTATGGATAGAGTGACCTGTGAGTTTGATATTCAATCAGGTAGATGTATCCAACAAAGATCATTCTGTAACGCATCACCACCACCGATATTTGAAGATGGTTTATTATTATTGTCACAAAAAATAGAACTATATTCAAGATGGGGAACACTTAACTGGAAAGAAAAGAAGAAGGTTCCCGTTAAAATAAATGGGGTGGAGATTACCCAAGAGTTACCAACGGTTAGGGTGACCGATATATTCAATGACATAAGGTTACCTTTTGAATAATTTTAACTACACAAACTAAATAAATCCATCTATATTTTATGTAGATGGATTTATTATTAATACACAACCAGAAAAAGGTAGACAGTAAAAGTGGTTCAGTTTCACTATGTGATTTGAAATTGTATTCTGATGATAACAATATTGAATTTGTTGGTACGTTTGATTTCGATTATCAACGATACGGATATAAAAAACAAATTACATTCACCCACACATTTAATTTAAACATCACAACTGGAGACATTGTCGTTGGTTATAAACTTAACAACAACAATCTAACAGATGAAAGACAATTCAAATCTTCATCTTTAACTAAAAAGAATTCATTTAAGTTGTTATGTGAACTAAGTGAGAATGGATATTATCGAGGTGAAAAGAGATTAAAGTTTTGGGGAGTTAAGTATGATAGAGTTATTGAATCCATCAATGAAATCATCTACAAAAAAATAGAGCCGCACTTTAAAAGTGACTTCATTAAATCTAAAAACTACCAACACAAAAGTATTATAAATCCATTATACGATATGTTGGTTGACTATCATTTAGATATGAAGGATATTAAATCGCACGATGGTGTTTATGAACATATCAAGTATGAGTACCCGAAGAAGAAATGGTTGATGAAGAACGATAATAAATTTCTACAATCGATACTTGATTCGTATGGAATTAAATCAAAGTACTTGGTTAGTCAGTTAAACATAAAGTCCGATAAACCAATTCACATTAGTTCTTTAAATTATCTTTGTAAACTATTTGGTGACAACTACCTTGAGTATTTGAAACAGTTTGTTTGGGAACAACACTGTTACGATTTACCACCCAATAAAAAAATACATCAACTCAAGAGTGACGCAGAAAAGAAATCAATGGTCAAACTTATTAATGGTTGGGAGAAAGAAACATTGAGGTCGGACTCTTTAATTTATAATCTTAATAAGTTGTTTTCAATCAGAGAACAATTAGAGGCGAGAGAGATTGAATTAAAATTTAAAGCAAAGGATGATCACGAGTTTGAAAATATGTTAGAGTCCTGGTCAGGTATTAAACTACATCTTGCTCGTGGATATAAATTAAGATACGAATTCCCCGAGGACTTCGTTAATATTATTGAAACTGAAATTGATATTGATGGTGAAATATACACACCAAAGATTTTATTAACCGAAGAGGACTTCAGAATGGAAGGGTATAATATGAAGAACTGTATGAGTAAACAATTTACCAATGGTAATCTTTATGTCTATGTCGCTTTGGTCCACAAAAGAAAACGTATCAACTTACAATATCGAAAAGGTAGTTTAGTTCAACAATATGGTAAAGCAAATACACCTGTTGTAGAAATATTTGATTCTGCAGTCCAAACTTTAACCAATAGATTCAAATCACACCCAAATATTGAGTGGAAAAGAGAGAAATATGACTTTTTAAATAACTGATAATCAATTAGTTAAACCACATTATAAAAAATATTTTAATTTTTTTTCGTATTTTCGAAAATATCACTACATTTGTATCGAAACAATTTAAACTTACAGACGTATGAAGTATTTTTCAGTATGTAGTGGTATGGAGGCGGCAACTGTCGCTTGGGAGCCACTTGGTTGGGAATGTGCAGGTCTATGTGACTTTGCAAGTTTTCCACAGAAAGTCCTTAAACATCATTATCCTGATGTTCCATTTTATTCAAATATGTTAAATTTATTAGACGATGAAAAATTCAAAAAAACAGATTTCGACGTATTCGTCGGAGGCACCCCGTGCCAAGCTTGGTCAAATTCAGGACTCAGAAAAGGAATGGATGACTTACGTGCTCAACTCGCCATTAAATATGGAGATATTCTTGAGTCAAAATCTCCCAAGTACAACGTATGGGAAAACGTCGACGGTGTTTTTGATAAAGAACACAAAGAAGGGTTGTGTGACATCATCTCCTCTTTCACAGGTGTCGATTTTAGACCGGACAACATCAACAGAGGGGGAGGTATTGTTCAAGGTACCAAACGGTCAATCGCTTATAGGGTTTTCGACTCCCAATATTTTGGAGTACCCCAACGACGCAAAAGAGTCTACATTGTTGGATATCGTGGAACCGACTGGAGAGTCCCTGCAGCAATACTATTTGACGAAGGATGCTTTAAGAAATTTAAAAAAGAGACTCTCAAAGAGAGGGATGACCGTACCAAAAGTCTTCTCGGACAAATTAGAATCGCAGGTACAATAACCAAATCATATTCTAAAACATTAACCGATGGGTTTGGTAAGGAATCAACATCAAATTATTGGGTTGATGAGGGTGGTATCCGAGAATTTACCGAGAAAGAATTACTTAGACTTCAAGGATTTCCAGACGATTATCTCGATTTCAATATTGATGGAAAGAAACCATCATATTCTAACGTAAAAGGTATTATTGGTAATTCAATGACAGTAAATGTAATGAGATGGATAGGTCAAAGGATACAAATTGTTGATTATATTTTGAAATCTCAAGAAAAAAACGTATATTAAATTATGCAAGAAAAAGAATCAAAAACAAACAGTCATTTTTGGATAAGTTTAGTGAAATCAGGCATCAGAATTGGTGCCTGTTATTTCCTCTTCCAAGAACAATTCGGTAACGCAGCAATAGGATTGGCGTTAGCTGAAGTATTAGGCATCGCCGAAGAAGTATTTTAATTAAAAACAAAAAGAAATGAAAATTTTAACAGATCTTAGATTTTATGTGGTAGTTGCCACATTATCTTTCACAGGTTTATTAGTCAACTATCTAAATAATTTAGATGAATTGAAGAAAACAAAAGAAGAATTACTTAAATGTCAAACCGACAATGGATACATTCCAGGTGGTAACATTACGTTTTCAAGTGAAACTGATTCGGCATTATACATCGCAGATAGTGTTAGAAACGAACTATTCCTCGAAAGAGTTGAAGCAGGTAGACACGAATTAACAAGAGAAGAAATATTAAACAAGTACCCTAAACTTAAAAAAGAGTACGAGGAATTCTATAACCACCAAACAGAGTAGTATGTCTCAAGATTTTCACATTGGAAATGGAAATTACATAAATTTACAAACAAGTAGTTTAGTTAAGTTACAAGAACAGTTTATAGTTTATACTGAAGACGGTCCTGTTACATTGAATGTTGAAGTTGCTGCGGATTTTGCAACCATAGATAAAAAATACCACGAAATATTCTTTAATGTAATATCTTCTAAGTATTTAAATAAAGTCGCATTCGGAGATAACCCATTTTCAGAATGTAAACCAATCGTTCCTAGAAAATGGTGGCAGTTTTGGAAATCAAAATACGTTCAAGCACTAAAATAAAACAATATGGTAAAGTTTGGAATTTTGTTAATTGTGGTAGGACTATGGACAGCTTTTGAAATTTATCGGGCACCGATGATGGACGAAAAGACTGGTAGAATAATTAAACCTGGTAAAAAACTTAGTGACTTATGGCGAAAGCGAAAATAGAATTTGATTTAAATGATGTGGACGATAGAATGGCACATCTTAGAGCCGTTAAATCACTTGATATGGCAATGGCTTTATGGGATATAACCCATAACACTAAGAAAGGTTTAGAATGGTCATTAGAGAATAAAGATGTCGACAAATATGAAGTACTAGAAATGGTATTTGAAAAGATATACGAAATCTTAGATGAACATAATGTGCGTACAGATGAGTTAATAGTTTAAAATATTTATAATTATGATAGAATTCTTTAAGAAAAACCAAGACAACATAACCAAAGGTGCAGCAATCGTACTGTTACTAGTATGCTACTTCCAACAAAGGGAATTAGCTAAACTTAGGAAAGAAGTATACACATCTAAAGAAATTAAAGTGGGAGGTGTACAGAAGGATAGTCTTCTAAATAAAATAAAATAAAACAATTAAAAAAATGTCAAGACTCGTAAAGGCGTTAATCGCAAATGCAATTTCAGAAAAAGAACAGGCACTTATGTCATTAGAATTATTAACTGAAAAATCAGTTGGTATTGGAGATCACACCGCAAATGATTTCTTCAAAGATGGCGAAATTGCTCTACAAAGATTGGTGGATGCCGAAGATAAATTAGAAATACTTAAAAAGTATTTTCCAGATGGTAAGTTAATTGATAAAGATTAATTATGATAACTATTAATGAAAGTGCGTTAGTACATTTGAAAAAAGTTATGATGGAAGAGGGTATCAGTAATGATACCCATTTTTTGCGCGTAGGGGTTAAAGGTGGTGGTTGTAGTGGTCTTTCTTATGTAATGGATTTTGATACCCAAACAACCGAAACTGATGAAGTTATTACTCTACCTGAATTGAAGGTGGTAATCGATAGAAAATCAATGTTGTATTTGGTTGGGACTGAGTTACAGTATTCTAGTGGTTTAAATGGTAAAGGGTTCGAATGGGTGAACCCAAATGCATCCCGCACCTGTGGATGTGGAGAATCTTTTTCTCTGTAATTTTTTATTTTCAATTTTATTTCTTATATTTTATTTAAACATTTAAATCATAATATTATGCCAGATTTTACACCAGATGATATTAACATCGACCCGAGTGAATTCGTAGATGCTTGTACATCTAGAGAAAGACAAGAACTAATTGATTATTTAGTTGAATGTGGTTATATCAGTGAAGACCAAAAAGATATTAAATCACCTAATTACGGTGTCCGTAGACCAAATATCAACGATGAATCTTTTTGGGATAGTCTTGACCATTTAAAAAAATGTAGACATCTATTATCTTTAGATGAGGAAAATTACATCAATAATATTGCAGATAAATTTAAGCATTTAGTTTAATGAAAGTATTAGAATTATTTGCAGGTAGTAGATCTGTTGGTAAGATTGCCGAAGAGTTGGGAATGGAAGTATTTTCATCTGACCTTACACCATTTGAGGGAATACATTACGCGGTTAGTATCTTAGATTTTGATGTCACCAAAGTCCCCTTCCAACCTGATGTAATTTGGGCATCACCACCTTGTACAGGTTTTAGTGTTGCCGCTTTAGGTCACCATTGGACTGGTGGTAAAGGTGCCTACATTCCTAAGACCGATACCGCACGTTTAGGTATTGAGTTGGTTAAGAAAACCATCGAAGTGATTGAACATTTCAATCCAACATATTGGTTTATTGAAAACCCGAGGGGTGTTCTTCGCAAGATGCCGTTTATGGATAAGTTCAAACGAAACACTGTGACTTATTGTCAATATGGTGATGAAAGAATGAAACCAACAGACATATGGACTAACAGTGATGTGTGGATTCCAAAACCTATGTGTAAGAATGGTTCACCTTGTCACGTTGCCGCTCCACGTGGATCCAAAACTGGAACCCAAGGTCGAGCTAACGCATATGAAAGAAGTAAAATACCCAAAGATTTATGTCAGGAGATACTAAAGAGTTGCTTATAAACTCACCTAAAATGTTGCGGGACCGTGAAGAACAAAGAAAAAAATCTTTCTTTGGTTCATTTACCGAACAAAAACTTTTTGAATTAATAAAAGAAAAATTATTTTACGATTTAGAATCGACAAATAAAATAAATAAATTTTCTTACTATGATGCCTTTACATTGAAATGGTTATCACAACTTGAGTTAAAATGTAGAAGAATACATTGCGATTTAATGTTCATTCAAGAGGACAAATGGGAGAAATTAAAAAATTCAAATTATAAGCGAGCCTTTTATGTGAATTCAACACCCGAAGGATTTTTTATTTGGGATATAAAAAAAATTGATAAATCCGATATTTTATGGGATTGGGTTGAAATGAATAAAGAAACCGAAACGGAAAATGGTGAAGTAATCGAATATCCCGAAAAAGAGTTAAAATTTGTTGGTCATTTACCTATAATAATGGCAACTAACTTAACAGAAAAATTAATAAACATTTATGAAAATCAATCATCCATTAGTTAAGGGTGTGGTTAAACAAATCAAACCAAACATATACTGTGTATTGGTTGATGACAATTATGATAGAGCGATGTTGTTCTGTCGATATCAAGAGTTTTATGAGTCACCATATAAACGATTCAGAGGTAAACCGTTTACTTGGATGGAGTATATGAGATTCTATAAAGATGCGTGGAAGAAAAGAGTATTCACATATCCGGAAGATTGGTCTGGTTATAATATACCGAGTAACATAGTTCATCAAGCTCACCATATATTTTGTAAAGACACTGAGTACGATTTGGTTATGAATGACATCTATTGGTATTGTACGAATGATGCAATGGAAAAGAATGATGGTAGACAAGCCGATTGGTATTTGATTGGTGCAAGTAGTAAAGACTTAAAAACTTTGGATCACGAGATTGCTCACGGTTTATATTATACTAATAAAGAATATAAAAAAGATACCGATAAACTTATCAAAGGAATCAAACCAACTCACTATGATAAGCTAAAAAAGAAACTCATTAAAATGGGTTATGTGAAGGATAAGAAAATTATTGATGATGAGATTCAAGCCTTTATGTCAACGGGATTATATAACGGATTGGACACAAAGGAGTTAAAGAAGTACGAATCTAAATTTATAAAGAACTTTAAAAAATATAGTAATGGTTGATGTGTTAGGTTGGATTGCAACTGCAGTTGTATTGTTGTCGATGACATTTAAATCGATGTTTAAGTTAAGAGCAATAAATTCAGTTGCTTGCGTGTTGTGGGTTTGGTATGGTTATTTAATTATGAACAACCCAACTATGTTTGTAAATGCGGCAATATTGGTAACCCATATAGTGTGGTTTTATAAGAATAAGAAAGTTTAATTTACCTTGGAAAAATACAAATTCAAAGATATATATGTAATAGAAAAATACATATATGCAAGAAGAATTTGTTCCCTATCACCAACATCTTTTGATGAAGGTTTGGCTCACTAACCCTCCGAACAAAGTTAGTGTTTTAAATGAATGGTTTATCCAGTTAGTTCATAAAGTTAAAATGGAAGTTGTGGGTGGACCCACTAGCGTTTACGTTGATTACCCAGGTAATGAAGGTTTAACAGGTACGGTAACTTTAGCAACATCACACGCGTCAATTCACATTTGGGATCACCAAGAACCAGCGATGGCTCAGTTTGATATTTATAGTTGTAAATGTTTCAAATTAGAAGATGTGTTAGAACATTTTGAGCCTTGGGGTTTAGTTAAAGCCGAATGGGTTATGATTGATAGAAACGACACACCAACGGTTATTTCTGAAGGAAATTGGACCCCACAAAACGAGTATATTGAACAAAATTCATAAATAATATTGCTATATTCGAAAATATTATTTATATTTACACCATAAAAAGGTAGAAATGAAGGTAATATTTTTAGATCACGATGGAGTTATCTGTTTAGCGACAGAATGGGGAGGTAGATTCAAGAAACAACGAAAGGTTGGACGTAAACTAAGTCAATCGGTTATGTCACTTGAATTAGATGCTAGATTTGATAACTTCAATAAAAAGGCAATAGATGTTTTAAATGAAATATTGGAAGAAACTGACGCTGAGATTGTTGTCTCATCTGATTGGAAAAGATGGGCCTCTGTTGAGGAGATGGGTGAATATTATGAGTCACAGGGAATCAAAAAGAAACCGTTAGCTTTCACTAAAAACTTAGGTGAATGTGACGTACCCCAAAACTTTGTATGGTCACGTCAATGGGATTTAGAACAATCTAGGTCATTAGAAATACTTCAGTACCTTAAAGATAACAATGAGATAACTCACTGGGTCTCTATTGATGATTTGGATATGGGTAAAAATGGTGAGGATTGGAAAAATTGGGGGTTAGATAATTTCGTACTAACACCAAAAAGTAATGAAGGTATAAAACAAAGTGGAGTAAAAGAAAAGATTGTAAAATTTTTAACTAATGATATATAGGACTAGAAAGTTGATTAAACCAGGTGATTTAAACCCAAGAGGAACTTTATTTGGCGGTCAATTATTAAAGTGGATTGATGAGGAGGCGGCAATATTTGCCATTTGTCAGTTAGGTAGTCCTAATATCGTAACCAAAGCAATGTCTGAGATTGATTTTGTTACAACCGCAAAGGTTGGTGATATAATTGAATTTGGGATGGACTTGGTTAAATTTGGAACAACATCAGTAACAATATGTTGTGATGTTAGAAACAAAAATACAAAAGAATCAATTATTAAAATTGATAAGATAGTTTTCGTTCTATTGGATGAAGACGGAAGACCAAAATCACATAACAAAAAAAATAAATAATATGGATTACGTAATAGTTTTTGGGATAATGTTTATCGTCGTTGCTTTAATCTCTTGGAGATGGGTTGAGGGTATTGATTATATGAGCAAAAACCACCCCGATTATAAGGGTGATGACCTCTTCGGTAAATTTGACGAAGACGAAGAGGATCATATTTTATGAAAAAGAAAAAACCAGATTTAGTTGTTTGGAGTGAAGAAAAGGGATACTACCAAAAAGAATTAACCTATGGTAGTAATCACGGTGCACCTGCAATTAAATTGGAGGATGTTAGCGGTTGGAAAGAATCTCAAATACATTCGGTAAATAAACAATTTAATTCCAAGTACGAGGAACTAAAAAATGAGTTCCAAAAGTTAATAGATGAAGTTAGGGATAATGAATTAGTTTACTCCTCAAAATACTCATTTATACCTGTTATTGGTGAATCTTACCATCTTTATGATAAACAGGATGGTACCACATTTATGTCACTAATTGGACCAAATCAATGGAATCAGAAATACATAGGAACGTATAAATTAGATTCATCCTATAAATGGATTAAATTGAACTAAAATTGTGATATTTATATTAATATGAAGAAGAATTTAGTAGAACAGTTAGAAAGAATGCACAGACTTAACTACGGTAAAGAAGTGGTTAGTGAGCAACAACTTTGGGATAAAATACTCGGTGGTTTAGGTATTAAGACTGATAAACACGATAATAAGAAGGCAGATGCCATCACTCCTGACGTTGAAGCATTTTTCAAAAACCTTGAAACCGCTGCAAGTGGTAATGGAATTACCCAACAAGAAAGAGGTTCATATCAATTTCAAAAGGAAGTTGAATCTATGCAAATAGGTTTAATTTTATTAGGATACACATTACCAAGATACGGTGTTGATGGTTTATTTGGACCTGAGACAGCCGAAGCGGTTACTAAATTTACAACAGAAAAAGTATCAGGAGATAAAAAACCAGTTAATGAGGCTGTTAAGTTAGTTTCACAAGGAGGTGGTTTAATCGGTAAACCTGGTCACGGTACACATAGTGCGTCTGATTGGCAAAGTGGAAATGCTTGGGATGTAACGGGTCCAGTTGGAACCGAGGTTTATTCTATCACTAACGGTGTTGTAAATAAAGTTAAAAAGGCAAGTGGTGGGTTAATTAAAAGTGGAGTTAAAAAAATATACGGAGACCAAGTATCTGTAAAAAGTAATGATGGTAAACCAGATGTATTTTACACACATATTGACTCATCGGTGAATACGGGTGATTCCGTTAAGGAAGGTGATGTTATCGGTAAGATAATGCAAATAGATGGTATTCCATCTCACGTTCACGTAGGTATATCTTCAGGTAACCTAAGTGATTTAGCCGCAGGACTAACTAATGCAACTGGAGGTAAAACTGGTGGAGGTAGTGTGGCTTTAAAAGTAGCAACACCTGAAATGTTAAAAAAATTAATTGAACTTCTTAAAGAGAGGGGAGTTAAATCAGAAGAACTTTCGGCTTATATCAATAAATCCAACGGTAGTGGTGGTAACATCACAGTTAATGATTGGGATGGTATTGTCAATTTAATTATCGATAAATTGGAGGGTGGATATTACCATCCAGATATGTTAAAGGACGGTAGAGTTAAAGATGGTAGATACGGTGGGTCTGGTGAAACAATGTTCGGTATGGATAGACTTAAGGGTGGTACTGAAGCTACGGGACCTGCGGGTAGAGAATTCTGGGCATTAATTGATGCTGAGGATGCAAGAAACAAGTGGAAACACGAATATATGTTGAAGGATAATCCAGCTTTGGATAAAAAATTAAGAAAATTAGTGGGTGAAATTATGAAACCATTCTTTATTAGGTTTAGTAAATCACATTTATCCCCAGAAGCTGCCGATATTATATCTAAAGACCCCGCATTAACATTTAATTTTGCATACGCAACTTGGAATGGTGAAGGTTGGTTCCAAAGATTTGCTAGAGTTGTTAACGAGGCGGTTGCTTCAGGTAATAAGGACCCTAAGTCATTATTGCAAATAGCATTAGATAGAAGAACAAGCAGTGGAAACAGTCTAATTGCTCAAGGTGGACCTAAAGTGGCTAAAATTGCTAACAGTATTTCTTCATCTTCGTCAACAATGGCATAATATTATTACACAAAACACAATAAGTGTAATTCTGTGATATTTATATAAAAATACGCGTAATAATGGAAATATCGAAAGAAAAATTAATGTCTATCATTTCAGAAAGTTCAATTGAAATGGATGAAATGGGACGTATATGGGATAAACCGGATGCTATCAGTAGACCGATTAAAGATGATCAGGGTAACCTTATAGGTCACGATATGTTAATTGACCCAAAAGACCCGTCTAAAGGTAGAGTAAACGTAATATTTACTTGTGACATTCAAGAGTTTGTTAGTAATCACCCAGATTTAGTTGCTAAACTAAAATCACAATATAACAATGTTAAATGGTCTGATGATACTTGTCCTAAGTATAATCCACATAGAAACACTAAGAGAGTTTATAGTAATTTACCTGACGACGAGGAGAACGATAGTAATATCGAACGTAGACCTTACCAAGCGAGTGGAGAAACTTACGATGTCCAAGAAAACATCAGAAGAATATTCAATCCAATTCTTAGAGAAGAATTTGGTCTTGAGTCAGATAAGGGTAAACAATTTAACGAAGTACTATCTAAAAGAAGTATTCCTGCAATCATTGTTAACGACCCTAAATTTGAAGATAGACATACAGATGTTTGGAATAATTCTGAAATAAAATATAAAGTTCATAGTTTCAACACATATGAAAACGCTCAAGCTTTCTTAAAGTCAGTTGTTGCTAGAATTGCAGGTAAAAATACAGAAGAAAATAGTACAACTTATTTAGCAAGACAATTCAATCAAAGATATAGCAATTGGGAGGAAACTAGAAAGAACGATAAAAGATATGAAGGTAAAACTAGTGTGTTCCAATTAGACAAAAGAGGTTTCTCTGAATTAAATCTTGACGTTTCAATGAAGATGGAATTCGGAATTACAGGTATTAGAGAAAACAATGAATTTGTTTGGAAAATTACAATGAAAAATAAGTTTGGTAGAAAAAGACCAGACGAATATAGAATCTCAAATGGTGGATTGAAGCCAATCACATTACAAGACGGTGGTTATTTAGATGAAGGTTTAATAACCGTAGAAAAAAGAGTACAATTAGAAAACACAGACAATGATCAATTTACTGAAGATAAATCGATTATGTCAGATTTCGCAGTGTCTGAAGGTTTAAGACAAGCTATTGCAGATTTCAAAGCGAAGATAGAAGGTATCTCACCTAAATCAGCTTTAAAATATGCGAACGTTAAGAGATCAGATATTGAGAAAATTAACGAATCAGTTGTTAAACTTTCATTAGACATTCTTAATCAAATTAAAAAATAAACCTCTCCTTGGATAGTATTCTTGGATAGACCTGAGTCAGGTTTCAGTTAATCCCCAAAGAAATTTGGGGATTTTTTTTTTGATATATTTCGTGATATCAAAAAAAATATGTACATTTGTACAAACTTACTAACATAATGGGAACAAATTACTACCGAATACCTCAGGCATCCGAGATGGATGAGAGAAAATTCAAACTACTAGAACGTATTGCCAACTTAGATTTATCGCCAGGTAACATTGAGTGTGGTTTTAATGAACCTATTGATGATCAATGGGGTAGAGAAAGTCCGTGGGGTATTTTCATTGACGGAACTAACATTCATTTAGGTAAACGAAGTGGCGGTTGGAAGTTCTGTTGGAATTTTCATAATGACAAATACTATTCCAATAAAGAAGAACTACTGTCTTTCATACGTTCAGGTAGAGTTGTGGATGAATATGGTGAAGAATGGAATATTGAAGAGTTTATTGCAATGGCACTTGAATGGGGTCAACCTGATGGATTGGTTGTTAATGAAGAATACCGTAAACAAGAAAGAATGAGAGGACGCGGTACGTTTTGGTTAGACGATAATAAACACGATGATTTAATAATCGATGGACTTCGAGTGAGTACATCAACAGAATTTAGTTAAGATGTTAAAGATAGAGGATAGTAGAAAAGTTTGGGTAACATCTGATACCCATTTCGGACACGGCAACATATGTCGTGGGACAACTAATTGGAGATTGGCCAATGGGGACATTCCGGTAAATCAAACTAGAGATTTCCCAACATTAGATAAGATGAATGACGCAATTGTGAACAACATTAATGAAGTTGTTGGTCAAGACGACGTACTGATTCACTTCGGTGATTGGTCATTCGGTGGATTTGAGAACATTCAATTGTTAAGAGACAGAATTATCTGTCAAGAGATTCATTTAATCTTAGGTAACCACGACCACCACATCGATAGGAACAGAGAGAACTGTCAAAGTCTATTCAATAGTGTGCAATGGTTCTTACAATTGAACTATATGGGTGAGACTATGGAATGTATGCACTATCCAATATCATCCTGGAATGGTTTACGTAAGGGTAGAATAATGCTACACGGACATTGCCACTTACCACACTCACAGAAGATTACAAATGGTAGACGAATGGATGTTGGTATGGACGGTCACCCAGAATTTAGACCTTACGATTTACATCGTGAGATTATTAACCCAATGAAAAAAGTCACAATTGGTTCTGAATTGGGACCATTGGATCATCACATTGATGATATGAAAGGAATTGTTGGGTAAAAATTTTTTTATTTCAAAAATTTTATTTATATTTTAAAGTAATGAAAAAATTAATAAACTTCCTAAAGTTAGTTGAACAATATCGATTAATTTGTATGGAAAAATCCGGATGGGGTAAATTTTAAAACTAGTATATGAACATTAAACAAGCACTAAAACGAAAGAATAAAATCGTTGGATTAATGGCTGAGGAGTGGAATAAAGTTTCTCAGTATAATGTTACCGATGAAGGTAACCCAAGACCATACTCTGCAGTGGAATCTATGGCAAAATGGATGCAACTATCTGAAGAGTTAGTTACATTGAAGGCAAGGATTCATTTGGCAAATGGACCTAAGTATGAACAAATATTTAGACTTGCGGAAACTAAAAACCAAGTTAAGTATTTGAAATCTTTGAATTGTCAAAGTGGTAAAGTACAGTCTCGTTGGGATAGCGATACTCAAATTGTTAAACACGCCGAAATAAACGTCGTCGAAAGAGATAAACTAGTTAAAGATTTAGAACAAAGTATTGAGATGATTCAAGACGACTTGGATCAATGGAATCACAATACCATAATCGAAAGCTAAAGACCTTGGTCGAGGGAGAAGGGATAGTAATATAAATCAATAACCGTTTGGTTATCAACAACTATATAATAAACTACTATCGATAAACAGATTAAGATAAGGTATTCAACACTTATAAATTCAACTAGTCAAAAGTCAGTTCTCAATCCTTAAAACTCATTTAAGATTTATTTTATTTGAACTTTAAACTCGACCATTTTTTAAACTTACTAATACCAAAAACAAAATGAATGAAATCTTAAAAAAAGTATTCGACAAGAGTGTCCTGGCTGTTGTTGGAGTTATATTCGGATGTGGAGTTATATTCGAATATGTTGTATTTCCGGGATTGACAGCTGCTGACAGTTATCTAAACATATTGTCCGCATTAATTGGTATCTTCACCGTCTTATTTATTTATCACTTCATACAGTGGAAAGATTTGTATGAATTTTTATCTAAGAAAGAAGAGGTAATCCCGCCAGGAGAAACTGAATTAGATTATATTCCTAAAGAAGAAATCGTTAAAAAGAAAAAAACCGTAAAGAAGAAATCGGTTAATAAAAAGGTGGAAGAACCAAAAGTAAAAACAAAAAAGAAATAATATGAAAGCATTCAATAGATACGATAATCGTTTTGATTCGTATGGAAATAGAAGAACCGATGAACAACTAAATAAATTAGAATCGGAATTTAATAAACAACAAGAACAAAAAAGAAAACAAATTATGAGAAACATTTTAATCGGAGTTGGGTTATTTTTTACAGTAACCTTTTTATTTTTCTCTTGCGAGAGAATTGACGCAGGACACGTAGGTGTTAAAGTAAATCAGTATGGTAACAACAAAGGTGTTGACGATGTAGTTGCGGTTACAGGTATGGTATTCTTTAATCCACTTACAACTGCAATTTATGAGTTCCCAACGTTTATTCAACACAAGGAATATAAGAATGAAAATTCATTCATCGTGAACAGTAAAGATGGTTCGGAGTTTAATGTGTCACCTATTATGAACTACTCAGTTCAAAGAGATAAAGTTCCAGCAATCTTCGCTAAGTATCGTAGACCATTGGAAGATATCGAAGAGGGATTCTTAAAGACCGCAGTATACGATGCGTTTAGATTGGCGACAAACAAATACACCGCAGATGAGTTAATTAGTAACAGAGCAGTGTTCGAAATTGAGGTTCGTAGATTATTGGATGGTCAATTATTGAAAGAGGGTTTCATTATTAATCAGTTCACATCAAACTTGATTTACCCTGAGACATTTAAGAAATCAATTGAGGCTAAGAATAACGCAGTTCAAGCGGCATTAAGAGCGGAGAATGAAGTTAAGACCGCCGAAGCTCAAGCTAAGATTAAGGTTGCAACCGCAAATGGTAATGCCCAAGCTATGTTAACAGCAGCTAAAGCGGAGGCTGAGGCCAATAGTTTAAAACAACGTACAATCACACCAATGTTACTACAATTGGAGTGGATCAACAAATGGGATGGTAAGTTACCAGTTTATGGTACCGCACCCCAACTGTATAAAGGTATGAAATAAGATATAAATCCTTGAAAAACAAAGGGGATACCGAAAGGTGTCCCTTTTTTATTTTTTGTTATATTTAAGAATATGACAAACAGAGAAAAAAAAGAAAAAAATAGGGAGAAAATGGCTAAAGCCTCCCGTAAATTGAATCAAAAAAAAGGTTTACACCGTAAGAAGTCTTAACCGAATAACCTGATATTTATATATAAAAGATACTATGGCTAAAGTTATTAAATTAAAACAAACCGATATAACTAGAATTGTTGAGGGAATCCTAAAGGAACAACAAGAATTTGATGATTTTGATACCAAAATCCAACCTGAAGAACTACCTGGAGCAGATTACCACGAGTTGACCATAGGTCAAGACGAGAACGGTGAATACTATGTTATTGACAATGCGAAAAGTGACAATCCAACGATTGTTGCTAAAACAAAATAAAGATATTTTAATTATTTTTTAATGAACCCCAAATTTTTGGGGTTTTTTTATTTAATCGTTAAGATAACGATAAACCATCCCCAATCCTTTTTCAAGTACTTCCATTGTGATTTCACAATCAACCACAGCATCGTGAGCACCTTTTAACTTTTCTTTAAGTTGATTAACATCGTCCGCAAATCCTTTTGCAACACTACCTAACGCGGCAGATTTACCAGTTTTACCCGATTTAAATTGGTCATATTTGTATTGGTATTGAGCTTGTTGTCTAGATAACATCTCAAGTGTTGGGAAAAAGAAGTTTCTGAAGAAATCGATACTATCGATAATCTCATCAGTACTATCTTTAAATTCTTGATGAAACTCAATCCACTTTAAATCAAATGGTGCGTTGTGGGCGATTAAAGTAACATTGTCAAAGTTCTTTAAAAAGGATTCAAATTGAGTCAATGCGTTTCTTTCTTCTTCAAAAGATTCTGAATTCTCTAAATCATAATGGTTATATTTTAAAATACCTTTTTTGGTACCAAATAACCATTTTCTATATTCTGGACTTTCTTCATCTTCAGGAGCGTCTGGGTCGTTGTCAACCTGTCCCCTCAAATCATCATTTAATTTAATTTTAATGTTGAATCTATCTATTTCAAAAAATCGTAATGTTTCTCCATTTATCTGTGTGGCAATTGCCCCAATTTGTGTTAGTTGATTTATAGGTTTATCCGCAGGGGTTCTATCTAAACCAGTTGTTTCTGTATCAAAAAACACAAAAGTATGATCAACCCTATCTAAAAACCACTTCAATAGTTTTTGACTTGGTAGGGAACTAACCACCATTTCTTTAATGTTCGTAAATTGGGATTCTGTTATAACAATCTTCATATATTATAAATATAGTTCTAATTTTATTTTTTATAACTAGTAAATTTGGTATATTCAAAATTATATTCTATATTTGTACCCAAAACATATATTATGGGAGAATATAAAATATATTGTGATATGGACGGGGTACTTGTCGATTTCGATAAAGGGTATCTAGAACTAACAGGGGAAGTGTTAGATGGTTCACACAGAAGTGACACCGATTTTTGGGACCCGATTAACTCGGCGGGTTATGATTTTTGGATTAACCTTGAATGGATGTCAGATGGTAAAGAGTTATGGTCTTATATTGAAAAATATGAACCCAAATTGTTATCGGCACCCTCAAGACAAGAGGATTCAAGAGTTGCAAAATTTGATTGGGTTTACAAAGAATTACCAGGTGTTAAATTGATTCTTAGAAGTGCTAAACATAAGAAAGATTTTGCAGGTCCTAACAACATTCTTATTGACGATAGAGTTGATAATATTAACGGATGGATTGGTGCGGGTGGTATTGGTATTTTACATACTTCGGCTGAGGATACTATTCAACAACTTATTAAATTAGGATTATGAAAAAAATAATTAGTTTGTTTCTCATAACACTAATCTTATCTTCTTGTAATCCTCGGTTACATATAATTGGAAGTGGTATGAGACATCACAATCTTTCACAAAACAAATATCAACCTGGAAAACATAGGAAGAAAATAAATGTTGGTTCAAATCAACATTCACCCATATGGTTAATACTAAGAAAACACTAAATAATATATTATGATTTACGTATCAATAGACATCGAGACATCAGGTCTTGACCACGAGAAAAACAAAGTATTATCTATCGGTGCAATCATCGAAGACACCGAAAAGAAATTACCGTTTGCAGAATGTCCTAAGTTCAACGCTATCGTTCTCCAAAATGAAATTGTCGGTTCACCACGAGCACTCACAATGAATCAACATATCATTTCTTTGATGGGATTATATTTGGAGGCGAACAAAGAAGATAGAGAGAAATTAACAATGATGGAGGACGCTCAACCATATGGTTATAAATTCTATGAGAAAGAAGAAGTTGTGAAAGAATTCTATTGGTGGTTAGAAGCAAATGGATATTTCCAAGGAGGTGATAATAGTGGTGGATACGTCCAAATGAGTAATGGTTATTTGAGACCATCAATTAACAATGGTACAAAACCAATTACAATTAATGTTGCAGGTAAAAACTTCGGAACATTTGATAAGTTGTTCTTACAGGAGTTACCTTGGTGGCAGAAGTTAATCCGTACTCGCCAAAGAGTTTTAGATCCGGCAATCTTAATGGTTGATTGGGGTAATGATACATCATTACCAAATCTAACACAATGTAAAGAACGTGCAGGAGTTAGTGGAATCGTTACCCACAATGCGTTGGAAGATGCGTGGGATGTTATAGAAGTTTTAAGAAAATTTTATTAATTATTTGGAGTTCCCAAAATAATTATTTATATTAATAAAAACACCAATTATGTCTAGAACAAAAGAACTAAAGGTTAATCCAGAATTCAATCTTAATTTGTTTGAATTGTTTTCTCTATTCTGTCCAGATAAGAAAACGAAATACACCGAAACACTGTTGAGGATAATGAAAAAAACACCTAATATTTCAGAGCATTGTGGTGAAATAAAAGATTTTTTACAAAAGGAATATGGTTTTAGTAGAACTGAATTAGATAATATATCCGATTTACAATTAGTGTTGTTCTATCGCATAATTGATGGTATGTTTAATAATTCGGATCTTAAAACTTTCCAAAGGTTTTGTGCGTATAACGAGAGAGGTTTAATTAAACAAAATGACGTATCAACATATCAGTTCTTTGATGAAATCAATAACGCCGTGAGTATTGCTGATATTGTCGCCCAAGGTAAAGAGTTAGAGAAACAAGTTAAAGTAGTATATGAAGATGAAGACTGGTTATTTGTTAGACCATTAACCTTTAATGCTTCTAAGAAGTATGGTTCAAACACCAAATGGTGTACAACTACTGAAAGTAATCCAGAATACTTTACAAAGTATGCATCTAGAGGTGTGTTGATTTACTGTTTAAATAAGAAGACAGGTTACAAGGTTGCAAGTTTCAATTCATTAGATAAGAACGAACCAGAGTTTTCTTGGTGGAACCAAAAAGACGCTCGTATCGATTCATTACAAAGTGAATTACCCAACGAACTACTAAAAGTTATTCGTGTTGAGTCTATGGAAAATAAACCAAAAACAAATCGATTCCTTTTATCTGATGAAGATAGAATGGCTGAGGATAAGTTCTTAGCTAAGTTTGGTGGTTACAAGATTATGCAACCAATAGATATGGTTGAACCTCAATCGGAAGAACGAGTTAATCGAATCAGGAGAGGTATCCAAAGAGTGGAAGAGGAAGTAGGTGTAATGGAAGATCGTGGAGAATATCCAATAGGTCTTCAAACACTAGTCGATGCGATGGAGGATATGCCAGATACACCAAGTCAACCAGAACCAATGGAAATGTCTTGGGGTAATGAGGAAGATGTAATGGAAGAACCCGTACCTCAACAAGCTAGATCTGGGTCATTCGATTTTAGAAATGAAAGATAGTAAAAAGAATAAAGATTCGGATATTTATTAGTATGAAAATAGTAATATCCGAATCTCAATATACCTCATTAATTAAAGAACACTACGATTCTGATAAATTATATTCGAGGGAAAGTGTGGTTAATAGGTTGAAGAAGGCACCTAGAGAACTACGTAAGTACGCTAAAGACTTACCATCTATCCCTTGTACCGACGGTCAAGGTAATGAAACCATCTGTACCAAGATTCCAGAAGTGATTTACATATATTTTACAGGAAAATACTAGAAATATTTGGCGGTTATTTAGTATATTCGTATGTTTGTTTAAAATAACAAAATATGAAAGGAAGAATCAGTCCGTATGTTTTCCCAGGTATTAAAAAAGAGGACCTCCCCGAAAAAAGTAGTAAGTTTAAGAGAAACAAAATCAGCCCAATAGAGATTTTACGAATAGTTGGGGATTACCATTCCATTTCAGTAGAAGATATTATACGCAAATACAATAAGCGTGAGGTTTCAGACGCTCGTCATATGTTCTGTAAGATAATGAAAACTGAGTTTAAATACAGTTTAAAGTCGATTGGCGACATCTTAAATGGTAGAGACCATACAACTATCATTCATTCAATTAACACCTTTAATGACCGTTCTAAGTTCGAAGAAGGGTACGCCGAAGATTACGAAAAGATTGTAGAAAAAATAAATTCTAAAATAAATTAGAATATTTTGGCATATTCCAAAAAAACATATATCTTTGTCAAATGAAAACATTAATAATACATCCGTCGGACCCAAGCACATCCTTTTTGGATATCGTTTATGAGTCCATTCCAAACAAAACAGTAATCACTGGTGGAATAACAAAAGATGAAGTAAGAAAACTTATCGGGGAACACGATAGAGTAATGATGATGGGACACGGTAGTCCTGCTGGTTTATTCGCAGTAGGTCAGTTCACCGACCCAAGTTCAGGTAGTAGATGGGGTGCATCGTATATCATTGATGACACAATGGTTCCTTTATTATCAGAGAAAGACAACTCAGTATTCATTTGGTGTAACGCTGATAAGTTTGTTGATGGTTTTGGGTTGAAGGGTTTCTATAGTGGAATGTTCATCAGCGAAGTTGGTGAGGCTAGTTACTGTGGATTACCTGGAACACCACAAGAGGTTGTTGATGAATCTAACTATGGGTTTGTTAACATCATCTCAAAACACATCAACGAAGATACCGAGTCTATCTATGATAAGGTAAGAAATGAATATGGATTAATCGCAGAAGAAAATCCAGTGGCACTTTATAATCACAAACGTTTATATAAATCAATTTAATATGTCAGAAGAACTTTACTATCCGGCGGCAGAAAATTTCTTGAAGAGATACAACATTCAAGCGAGTAATCACATTGTAGACATCATCGTTTCTATTATGAGAACGAGAGACAATGTGGGTTGGCAAGGTGGAGACTTTGTACAATCAATAGTGAATAATAATTTAACAGAGGCAGTACTCAGAGCTGATAATGATTGTATCAATCATTTAAAAACATTTGTTTTAGCTTTACGTAACTGTTATCCCGTTGAAGAAATGACATTTCATAAAGTAGATTAATATGGGACCGAACACTGAAAGAGAAATCTACAAAAAACAAAGTATCCAACTATCAGAGGATGCTAAGAAGTCAATAACAATACCATCCTCAATCATATTAACGACTGAGGATGATTGTATGCTTGGTAAGATTGTCAGGCATCTAATGACTACTAAAATTGAAGAGTGTAATAAACATATCGACCATATGTCAAATCTAAAATAAATTATGAAGGTATTAATTGCTTGCGAATTCAGTGGAACTGTTAGAGATTGGTTCACAAAAATGGGACACGATGCGACATCTTGTGATCTTGAACCATCAGAAACTCCTGGTAAACATTACCAAGGAAATGTCTTAGACATATTAGACCAAGGTTGGGACTTGATGATTGCGCATCCACCTTGTACTTACTTAACTGTAACAGGTAACAAATGGTTTTATCATCCTGAAGATGGACATCTACCAACATCAGAACGTAGACCACATCCGAGGTTTCCTGATAGACAACAACGTAGGAAGGAAGGTATTGAATTCTTTATGGCATTAGCTAACGCACCCATACCAAGAATTGCAATTGAGAACCCTATTGGTGTGATGAGTACTATATGGAGAAAACCTGACCAGGTTGTTCACCCTTGGCAATTTGGACACGAGGCAAGTAAGAGTACTTGTTTATGGTTGAAGGGATTACCATTACTAACACCAACTAAGATTGTAAGTAAAGGTGAGTTCATCACATACAAGAGTGGTAAGAGAATGTCTAAGTGGTATGCTGAAGCGGCATCAAAAGACCCAAAAGAAAGAGAAAGAATTCGTAACAGAACCTTTGATGGAATTGCAAGTGCGTTTGTTCATCAGTGGGGTTCATTAAACGATTAATATGAAACTAGAAACGATATATAAGAAAACCAAAGGTAATAAGATTCAGGAGTGGACAATTGAAGTTGAAGGTAATAAACACCGAACAATTTCAGGACAAACTGATGGATTGAAAGTTACAAGTGAGTGGACTGTATGTAAAGGTAAGAACACTGGTAAGTCTAATCAAACTACAGATGAGGAACAAGCCGTTGCTGAAGCTCACGCTAAGAGAAAGATTAAACTTGAAAGAGGTTATTTTGAAGACATCAATTCAATTGATGAGAAACAATACTTCGAACCAATGTTGGCAAGTAAATGGGAAGACCATAAAGATAAAGTTAGTTACCCAATCTTCTCACAACCAAAGTTAGATGGTATTCGTTGTATCGTTAAGTCTGATGGTATGTGGAGTAGAAACGGTAAACAAATATTATCCGCACCACACATCTTCGAATCAATGAAACCATTGTTCGACGAGAATCCTAATCACATATTCGATGGTGAATTGTATTGTGATAAACTAGCCAACGACTTCAATAAGATTGTGTCCTTAGTTAAGAAAACTAAACCAACACAAGAAGATTTAGATGAGTGTTCAAGAGTAATCAAATATCATATCTACGATTTCCCATCACAAGGTGGAACGTTCTTTGAAAGGTTCCGAGCGTTATATGGTGTTAAGTTACCATCTACTTGTGAATACGTTACAACTCATCCAGTTGGTGATGAGAATAAAGTTATGGAACTTTATGAGAAGTATGTTGAGTATGGTTATGAAGGACAGATACTTCGTGTTAATTCACACTATGAAAACAAACGTAGTAAATCATTACTTAAACATAAATCATTCGTTGATGAAGAGTATGTAATCATTGATGTGGTTGAGGGTGAAGGTAATAAGAGTGGACAGGTTGGGTATATGGTATTTGAAATAGATGGGAAGACATTTAAATCAAACGTTAAATGTTCCTGGGAGGAAGGTGCACAACTACTGAAAGATAAACAAAACTTAATAGGTAAGAAGGCAACCATTAAATATTTCAATTTAACACCAGACGGTATACCTAGATTTCCTTACGTTATCAATATTGATAGAGAAAGCTACGAATAAAAAATAAAATATGAAAATTACAATGAAGTATGAGATTGTTTTGGGTGAGGAAGTTGTTGAATGTGATTCACTTGAGCAAGCGGAGAGGAGATTAAAAAGTTTAAGATCGTCTGAAACTGAATGTTATTTAGTTAGGAAAGAATTTAAAGGTGAAAACTTAATAGAAGAATTTTACGTGGGTTAATATGGAAATAGTAAAAAATATATTAGTATTGGCATTGTCGATTGTGTTTGGATCTGGAATTTGGTATGTGATATTTTGGTTCATATCAAATGAACCTAATTTATTCACGTGGCATTGGATTACTAAAGTATTGTATTTGTTATTTGCTGCGTCGTCTTCTCAAGGTATTTTTGAGGGGTTAACAAAGAATTCATAAAATATTTTGGAATATTCTAGAATAAATTATACCTTTGGAATTATGAAAGTAATGATACTATTTTTATTATTATTCCCGAAGGCAATTGGTCACAACAATCTAACACGTGAAATACCAGTAAGTAAACACGTAGAACCTATTAAGGTTGAGGTTGTAACATTAACAACGTACAGTCCAACCCAAGGTGAAACAGATTCAACACCAAACATTACCGCTTCAGGTTTTAAAATAGATACTGATAACCCAAAGAAACACAAAATCATTGCGGTATCAAGAGATTTAAAACGTAAGTGGAAGTTTAATCAGAAGGTTAGAATTAGAAAAGCGGGAAAGTATAATGGTGTTTACACCGTTAAGGATGTAATGAACAAGAGACATAAGAAACGAATTGATATTCTTGTTGGGTCAAAAGAAAAACCAATTAAATTAAAAGGAGTTGAAGTTACTCTACTAAAATAATCATATGTTATTCAAATACACAATTAGTTTGGAGGTTGAAGTTGAGTTTGAGGCACCATTGTTAGGTGCCGACAACACCAAACATAAAAGAAAATACGCGGGTTCAATCGCAAAGAAAACACTCCAAGAAATGATAAGTCTTAATAGCACCTCATTGATTGTTGATAGAAATATTGAAGAGGACAACTTTAATGGAACAATTAAAGGTAGAGCACATTTAGGTAAATCGGAAAAGAATAAATACTAATGGGATGAGCGATAGAGATCTTAAATTAGATTCAAAATACAATATAGTTAGAAGAGTTGTTGAGTTAGAGAAAAGAGTATCGGAACTAGAAGATAAAATAAAAAAATTAACAACAGATAACCCAACCAAATAATGGATAGATTCAATTATGTTATTGCAAGATTGTGGTCAGAAGAGGAGAATCAATTAAATTGTTACACCTTCCACACCACAGTATTTTATGGTGACATTGAAGATGCTAAGAACACTTTAGAATTTATTAAGGGTAGGGCGGACGAAGACAAGGTAGACAAGTATCAAATTTACAGAATTAACGATGAACCACTAAGATGATAAACAATATTGAAATTATTAAACCGTTATTAAATTTCTCCGACGCCGGAGATTTTTATATGCTGTACGTTTTCAAACGTAAGAAGGATCAACCAGAAGGTGAGAAAGATAATCATCAGTCGGTTAGAACAATCAAAACATATTGTATTGAGAGTATCGAACATCTAGAACGTAGATACGATGAGGTTATTCAAATGTGCGAGATGTTTAAAGCAAGAGCATACATTCACGTTCAGAAACAAAATCATTTCGACGTGTCACTGAATATGATGGTATCATTAGCTCAACGAATTCAGAACGGACAACATAATCAAAAAGGTTTATTCGATTCCGTTGTGGGTCAAATTAAAACTAGTGAGAAGAGATGGATTATTGATGTTGATGGAATGACAACACCATCACCACTTATGGTTGCACACATTGAATATAATTGTAAACCAATAACCGAAGTTGAGTTTGATAAAGTTGGAATACCAACAGGTTATAGTGTTGGTCCAAAGGTTGAGGCAATCATTCCAACCAAGAATGGACATCACTTAATCACTAAAAGATTTGATGTTATGAAATTCAAGGAAGAATACCCAAACATCGACATTCAAAAGAAAAACCCAACTCTATTATATTATCCAAACTCATTAAATTTATTATAAAATTTTTTTGTTATTTCAAAAATATTTTGTATATTTGTCTTGGTGGTACATTTCCATCGATAACATAAAAAACAAAATAGAATGAAAAAACAAACAGTGTCCGATAACACAGGTTTATCGGTAGGAGAAAAAACGGGTACTTACGAAGTTAAAGTTCACAGAAGAGTATTCACAGAAGCATTAAGAAGCGTTGGTTACACCAACGATACAGCCAAGTTCGAATTAATTGCAAATTCGCTTGATGCTGGTTCCAAAAAAATCGAAATTATTTACGATGAGAAAGAAAACATCTTCCAAATCATTGATGATGGTAAAGGGATGTCTCCCGAAACGTTATTCGACTCAATGAGTTTCGGTGTTGATAAAGATTACGGTAGAACAGATACCGGTTATTTCGGTATGGGTTTAAAGACGGCAATCTTAAATCTATTTGATATCCAAAAAGGATTAAGTGATGACCAATATTGGGCAGAGATTGATACCTTTGATGGAAATGAGGCAACTAAAATTGTGTATGCGCCATTTGTTGACCATTTACATTTTGATGTATATAAGTCAGATAGAAATGAAATCGGAACCAAAATTACAATTAAGAATACTCCACATTTTTTGGTTGGTAACTTAAAGAATTCCATTGCAACTTATTTCAGTAAACCGTTGATGAATAACAAATCAAAGATTTATGTGAGTAAGATTAAAGATGGTGACATCTTAAGAGATGAAGTTACACCAAATGATCCATTATATAGAGATAACAAAGAGTTAAGTAGAAACTATACGTTTGCAACTATTCAAGGTACTGATGGTACAGAACACGAAATTAAAATCGATGCCGTTTGTCTTGAAGAAGGAAAGATTGATAGACACTCTTGGGATAGAGCAAATGTCGACAAAGGTTTCACATTAAAGAAATCGGGCGTTTATATTGTATATGGTGACCAATATATTGAAACAGGTGGTACACTTGGTATCTTGGCACAGCACCCATCTCAAAATCATATCCGTATTGAGTTTACTGTACCTAAAGAATTAACAGATGTATTCCCAATTAAATTTAACAAGACAAAGAACATTGATAATTTAGATAAGAATTTATATCCAAAGTTATCTGATTTGATTGTTAAATTGAAGGAGATGTATTCTTGGGGTTTAAGATTAAGATCTGAAAAAGGTCTATCCGAGCCGGAAAAAGATATGGTTGATGAGTTGCAGAAACACGAAAACAAACTTAATAGAGCCGCTGAAGATGCTAACTTTAAAAGACCAAAAGAAGATAGGGGACCAAGAGGTCCTTATGATAAAACCGAAGAAACCGAAGTTGTTGAACAACCAAAGAAGGCAAGAATTAAAAATAAGAAAACATTCAACATTGAATTTGCCGATTTAGGAGATACTGGTAGATTTTGGTTTTTAACTACTGAACAAGGTAAGTTTAAAGTAACTATTAATATTTCACATCCATTTTATATGAACATTTATTCTGAAATGGATACCAATGGAAGATTCTACATTCTTGAAGTTTTGATGTCAATCGCACAAGCACAATATACAACCGAATCCGATTCAATGGGTGATGTCGATATGGCAATATTTTGGGACGACTTCTGGAGTGAAATGTCTCGTAAATTAAATCATTTAATATCTAAACGATAGTGATTAGATTATCAATAGAATTAAATTAAAATATGGAAACAAGAACAATACAACAAGTTAAGGTTTATTTTCTAATAATGAATCCCGTAACAGATAGAGCCGAATCTGGAAAGATTGCTATGATGTCAACAAGTAGAGACAGTTTGATATCGGCATATGAAAATGAACGGGTTGACGTCTACGATGATGGTAACTTCAGAAAAGTTTTTAAACAAGGTGGGCCATTAGAATGGTTTAATCCAATATGGACTTTTGAGGGTAAGGACACATTTGGTCACGGTCTTTCCGAAGATTGGGTAGAGATGGAAAACTTAAATTATATTCAATCAAAATATTATTTTGTATAGTATGGAAAAGAAATTAGGAAAAATTGAATCGGTAAGATTCGGACACGGTGGTTATCAAGACGCCTGTATTGGTTTATCGGTTACACTTGGTAACGGTAGTTGGGGTGTTGGTGATTTCAAAGGTGCTTGGGACCCGGAGATGATTAAACGTAGTGAGCACACTAAGTGGACTGAAGAAGATAGAAGTAAAGGTATTGACGAAACAATTAGGTTTGTTTCAAAACTTCTTAAGGATGCGAAGGTAGATAGTGTTGATAAATTGAAAAACATTCCTGTCGAAGTAACTTTTGAAGGGATGATGTTAAAGGAGTGGAGAATATTAACTGAAGTGTTATGATTAAAAGATTGTTCTCAAAATTTATAGAACATAGATTCACTGATGTTGTAAATGGTAGACCAGTTAATCTATACCAATGTAAAGACGGTACATACTTTCTTGCTCATTCAAAATTTGATTCGTTATTTTTTTATATAACATTATAATGCAACCATTTAAATTCTTTCAACGAAACCCATATAAAGATAAGTGTCGACTAGAAATTGGTTCGTCATTTATTTTTCGTGGTTATTATTGTACCGTGACAATAATGGGATTCAACCATTTCAATTACGTGATTCAAGAAAACGGTAGAGAGTGTATGATGCATTATGATTATTATTTAACCACACCGTCTGCTGCGGGTAGACAATTAAACCGAAGATAATTTTATGAGACTAAATGTTGAATTATTTGATGTGTTCATCCAAAGAAATAACAGGAATTGGTTTTCACTGATAGAAATTAATAAGCAAGAATGCTTACTTTATTTGGAATGGGGACAAGGTTGGAAGATACAGATTAGTTTTTTATTTGGACTAATTAAAAATTATTAAAATGAAACCATTTAAATTTTTCCAAAAGGAAGTTAAAGGAACTCTAGACTCTTTAGATGGTGAGAATGGAGCAACCGCATCATTCAACGACGACACACCTGACGGTTATGTGTATAGAAGACATTTATATCACACAAACCGTGAACTATATGATAGACTTCGTCACCCCAACAATGAGATGGAGCAATATTTTTATGAAAGAGGAATTAGAGAAACACCAAGAGGTCAGTTTGGTACACCAGAGAGACATCGAGATATTATAAGAAGGATTAACGAACAAAGAGATTTAAACGATAATCCAATAAGATTATTCCAAACAACAACAGTAACAAAAGTAAATCCGAAGTGGTGGATGAAGATTAAGATGTTCTTTCAAGAGGCCAATTTTAATGGTGAAATTGCGGGTATTATTTTTATTGCCGGTTCATTAACTATTGCGGTCATTCTTACCATATCAAAATTATTAAACGCGTGGTAAGAGATTTTAAATTCCTACAAGACAACGATGGGGGAGATGAGTTGGAACGACCTATCGAGGATTGGAATGGTGCGTCGTGGATGTTTGGTAGAATTGAGAACCTGGACCAATATGAATATGATATCGTCACCGAAAATCATTACGGTATCCGTTCATTCTTGGGGCACTTCCCTAGTGGACATATAGTAACAATTTTATCAATCACAGGTCCAAATGGTGGACCACACACGATAGATAATGAGGGACTTGGTTGGGGTTTTGATATACTAAACGATTTGATTAGTGTTCAGTGGGTAAGATTTAGATATGGAAATTAATTTATAAAAGATGAATATATTTTATTTAGATAGAAATCCTACAATATGTGCAAGATACCACAATGACAAACACGTTGTCAAGATGATACTCGAGACTGCCCAATTACTTTGTGGGGCACATTGGGCAATAGGTTCAGAAGCGCCATATAAACTATCACATAAGAATCACCCTTGTGCCATATGGACAAGAACCAACATTGAAAACTACAGATGGTTATGTATGTTGGGCATTCAATTGTGTTGGGAATATAAACGAAGATATCTTAAAACACATAAATCATATGATATTATTTTATGGTGTTGTGATAACCCACCAAACTTACCTGATGGTAAGTTTATTGAACCTCCATTGGCGATGCCTGATGAGTACAAAGAAATGTGTCACGTTCAATCTTATAGAAACTACTACAACTTTGCCAAGAGTTCATTTTCAAAATGGAAGAACGGCAACATTCCCGAATGGTTTATTACAATGTAACAACTATGATAATAATTGATAACTTTTTAGAGGATCCAGACAGAATAAGGGAAGAAGCGTTGGAGTTGACATATACCAAAGCCGAACCCGATTCACCAGGATGGAGGGGATTCAGATGTCTTTATACTAATATGACTGGAGATGAACTCACAGAACTAGTGAGGGAGAAACTAATTGAGTTGGACCCGAAGTTTAGTAATCCGTTTCTAAGATGTTACTTTCATTATACCTTGAATGAGGATATGTTCAATACGATACATACCGATGGGGTATTTGACTATGCGGGTGTGATATATCTAACACCTAACCCACCACTAAATTCTGGAACGGTATTCTATGATGATAACAATGAACAGATAGACTATGTGGAGAATGTGTATAATAGATTAACCATTTATCCATCAACCATCAGACATTCAATAAAGGAATCATTCGGGGATAATATAACCAATGGAAGATTGGTTTACACCATATTTTTTAAAATAAACTTTAAATAAATGTCACAAAATACATTTAGAAAAACAATTATTGATAAACGTCTTGAAGAATTATCTGATAAGGTAAGAAGAGGTATACCAATAAAAATGAGTGAGGCGTTGGAGGTCGTTGAATACCAAGAGATGTTAAAGAAAAACAAAATTACTTTAAAAGATAAGATTATTAATTTTTTTAAAATCAAATAATATGACACAGATTTGGAAATATAGAGTTGATGTAGGTACTATAATGATGCCGAAAGGCGCAAAGATATTAACTGTTCAAATGCAAAATGACATCCCTCATATGTGGGCGATTGTTAATGTTGATGCTGAGTTAGAAGAGAGAGTATTTGAAATTCACGGTACAGGTCATAACATTAGAAATATTGATGAATATGAGTACATTGGTACATATATCGATAATCCTTTTGTTTGGCATCTATTTGAATTAATTAAAAACTAATAATATGAAACTAGGAGAATTTATCAAGAACTTCAGTCACAACAACATCATTAGATTACACCACAGAATTAAAGGTGGTCACCAATGTGTATTAGAAGATTGGAATGATGTCTCAATGGACCACGAGATATTAAAAGGTAAAGGTAAGAACCGTCACTACATTAACAATGAGGTGTTGGGTTTAACTGGTATATATTTCCAACAAGGACACACACATTACCCTGAAGCAATTAACATTGTTATTGAGGAGTTAGAGAACCAACCAATGATTGAAGAAACTAAAGATGAGATAGTATATGAATCTGATACCTTTTAAATTCTTTAAGGGGAAGATTTATACTGATGAGTACACCATACCATATGGTATGTCTTATCGTCATTGGAATCTATTACCCCAGGATTTAAAGAATGGTCCACACGAATATATGTTATTATACATCCAAGGATGGGAGGATGCCCTATCCGCCGTGGCATCAAATCCATATAATAATGAAACCTATATGGGGTTATGGTATAGGGGATTCAACGATTGTCGAAGAAGAATTGGATGACAAACTCGGTAGTAAAACACGTCCAAACTCGGAAGTTATAGTAAAGCCCATCGAAATCGATGGGTTTTTTATTGCCATTAATTTTGAAATATAAATTATATTATGTATATTCTATTTTATAATGAAAAAGATGGTTATAGTGCTAATGTTATTGGGAGTGATAACATTGGAGGCGAGGCCCAAGTATAGGATAGAATCTTGGGTATATAATGGATCAACGTACTATCTACCTCAGAAAAGGGTATGGTACAGGACGAATTACTTCTATTTGCCGTTCAAGGTATGGAAGTCGGGGGATTATCCATTCTTATATAAGTCCCAAGCTCAGGACATTATACAGAATTGGAAGAATGATTATCAGGAGAAGATGGACTATAAGAGGTCCAGGTATTATACAGAAGAATAAACTCATCCCGGGGGGAATAATAATTATAACTCAATAACGTATGGAACTAACAACCAAACAATGTAAAAAATGTCAATTAGACAAACCAAGAACAGAATTTAATAAACATAACAGAGCAAAAGATGGTTTACACGTATATTGTAAACCCTGTCAGAAAGAATACAGTCACAATTACGATATGAAACGTAAAACGGCATATAACTATGATGACCCGTTTTATAAGGAGAATACTAAGGTATGTCCAAGATGTAATGTTGAGAAGATCCTATTTGAATTCACAAGAGACTTCAAGGGGACTAACGGATTAAAGGCACACTGTAATGAATGTAGGAAACCCTACTATAAGAAACTAAAGAAGGAGGATTACAATCCGGTGGTGTATAATATTATAAACAAAGTTAATGGTGAGGTTCTATATGTAGGTGAAACTGAAACCCCACAAATGAGAAAGGATAAACATTTCTCCACCCACGCCAAATCACCCATATCCAGAAGAATATCCAAAGGGGAGTTAGATGTGAATAGTCTATCCTTTGAGATTATAGAACAGGTTGAAGATAAGATAACCAGACGTGAAAGGGAGACCTATTGGATAAATGAGAAGAAACCCAGGTATAATATTATGAAGGTATATAAGGACTAATCTCTATATCTTTTTTGTTGGTGTAATATATTTATTAAGAAATAGAATAACATATATGAACAAGACAATAAAATTAACACAATCCGAACTCACTGACTTAGTGAAACGTGTAATAAAGGAGAACGTTAACTCTGTATCATCTGATGGATATGGTATGTTAAATAAGAATCAACAAGGTGATGTTACCGAAGATATGGCAGCAACATCTGGTTCAGCATCTAATAGTTTCACATCATTCTTGGTTCAACAAGGATTTAAAGATTGGTCAGGAGGAAAACCTGCAAGTTACGGAATGAATTTCCATTATATATCTAGAAAACCTAAGACACCAGCTAATCTTAGTTGTAGTGTTGGACAAGAGACTGGACAGAAAGGAATTGGTATCGACATTAGTTTTGATGGTATAATTGAAAGAGCAGAAAGGTATAAGACAAGTCAAGAATTTATGGCTAAAAGTGCAATTCCGAAAATTGAAAAGTTAGCTGGAAAGGACTTTGATTGGAACAACAAAACAGGTCCTGAATCAAGATTCACATTGTCCATTAAAAATGTTCCTGTAGAAAGGGCTATACAAATAATCAAATTGTATAATCAAATTAAAATGGTTGGTCCATATTCACAGGTAAAGAAACCTATGGTATAAGTAATTTTAAAATGAAAAATTAGAAACCCTTCACTAACCTGAAGGGTTTTTTTATGGAATATTTTGATATATCCTAAAAAATCCTTATCTTTGTAGAATAAACAGTAAGAGTATGAAAGAGAGAAAACCATTTAAGTTTAACAGTATGAGATTCCTTAGTAAAGAGGAATGTGATAGAATGTGGGAAAGGTTGGAGGAAGCCAAAAGACTTGGTAAGGTAATCACCTCACATAATAGGTTGGTTACCGAACACGAGTGGCTTGACCACCATATTAATGAGAATGTTCTAATAGAGAACTATGAGGAATGTGCAAGACTTCTTAAGATAAAGAACGAAACCCCTTATAGTAGTGAGAGGACTAAGGTATTATCCTTGATATCATAACAACCTGAAGGGAGGGAGACGAGAGTCTCCCGACCGATTACACTTTGTTCCATCGGGTCTTCTACACCGTTCTAGTATCCGTTTACGGTTACAAAATTTACCCCTAATTTATTCCCGTTTTTATACCCTAAAACAGTACTTTTTTTAGTGACAAATTGTCGGGATCTTTTTATATACACAAATATGTGACTATATGTCCGGTTTTTGGGTTCTAGTATATACCACCCACATTTTACCACTTCTTAACACATCTGTGTTTTCTCGGTAGGAACTGACCCATTCGTGAATCGTGATCTGTTTTTTATATTTTTTTATAAAGGGTATACTTTTATACATACATATATACAGATTATACCCGTTCATATAATGATATAACCGTTATTCCGGTCGGGGACTCTGTCGAGATCCCCTCCCTTCATCCCGAATTATAATATCTCTAATGTAATACTTCATTCTTTGTGAATCTCATAATCAAACCACGTAGTTCCATTATGAATCTTCTAAAGAAACCTACGGTTTATTACAAATATTATAATTAAGGGATGTCATACACCAGGTTCTAGTACTTCCCCTGAAGGGGTCCGAAGGACCCCGCCAAGTAATACACCAGTATACGGGATGAAGGGCCGACCGAAGGGAGGCCCGTAATGGAAATGGGCCAAACATTATTTACAAAAAATTAGATGTAACAACATCGATTGTAATACGAATAATGTTTGGCCCCGAACCCTACTCCAATTAAATGAAGTTAGAATCTTCTATACCAAGGTTTTTGAATTTCTCTCTAAGGAAGTTTCTGAACTCCACAGACTGTGGTCCAGTTTCTATTTGTCCTGTAATGGATAGTTTAAAATCAGGACTAACAACCCCACCACCTACGGTGAAGTTCTTATCGTTTGAATTAACAACTATCTCAGGGTTATCTTTAAGTCTATATGGTTCACCTTCGAACTTACCCCTTTGTAATACCTTAAAGACGGACTGTAGTCTTTTGATTTTGACCGCTACGTGTTTGTCATAGTCCTCATTAAAGTCAGGTAGATGATCTGGGTCGATATTACTATAGTGTCCATCTACTACTTCTTTTATAGTTGGGGTGTCACCGATGAGGTCCCTCTTCAGGTTGTGTGGGATGTAGTCGAATAGATCAATCTTATTATGGCCAAACATAATGTATATCCTGGAGACACTGAAGGTGATGTTATCGGTCGGGTCCACACCGTTGTCATACAAGTACTGGGCTGCGGTCTTCATCATCCCGTCGATTAGATCCACAGATATCTGAGGTGAATCCACCTTTATGGTGCCCAGTATTACACCGTGCATATTAGGACCATCCTGTTCCCAGGTAATAGTCAGGTGGAACCGATTCCCGTCATACACGGTTAGATTCTCAAGACGTTTCATTAACATCACATTCTCCTCAACAAGGTACAATAGTTTCTTCATATATCCTATAAATATTTAGAATATTTTTAAGCCAAACATTATTGATATGATCTGGGTCGTCATACACTGAGGGACATAAAAAAGGCCCAGACGTTTGCACACCCAGGCCTTACCCTCTTTAAGAAGTGGTTCGGTTACGCTCTTTGCAATTCGTTGCGGAATGCAATTGCCT